CAGTTGGTTTATAATTAGAAATAGGATTATAATTCTTGTCTTTCTTAACAGATTCTTTTTCTTCGGGTTTTGCGATAACACGCTCATTTAAATTATCGCCTTGGCCACCAGGAAGAGTCTCAACAATATTACCACGATCATCGACTACAATACCCATTTTCTTTCGTATTTCTTGTCGCACATAAGATGGTATTAAATGAGCCCAAGATACAAAAAGAGTGTTTGGATGCATATATCTTACATGAAATTTGTTATCCTCTAATTTGTCTACTAAATATGCTATACAATCGGCCTGTTGGTAAACAGATTCGCCAAAAATAAACTCGGGGACGGTGAACCAAATATACTTTTCACCACTACGATTCCTAGAGGTGTTTCGAATCTTAGTATGTATTCGGTTCAAAATTTTGTTAAAAATAGAGATTTGTTTAAGATCCTTCTTTTGCTGTTTTTCATAGAGGTCATCAATGTTTATTTTACCTTGATTTTCCTCTTCATCAAACAAAAATATAGACATCTAAATATTATATATTTGTAATTGATAAGAAAAATCTGCAATCAGGCCGCAACAATTATTATTCACTACACATTTTTACATTAAACGGTAACCTCTATTATTCACTAAAAAATATAAAGAATACCAATTATAAATACAAAATGACCATTAAAAATATTGTTATAAATGGTGGAGGTTATGCTATATTTAATTTTTATGGAGCAATAAAAGAAGCCAATCTTAGAGGTTTGTGGAAATATGAAGATATTGAATGCTTTTTTGGAACATCATCGGGTGCAATGTTGTCTCTAATATTGGCTCTCGATTACTCGTGGGAAGACATCGATAATTTTATAATAAATCGTCCCTGGAACCATATTTTTAAATTCAATATAATCAACATTTTTGATTATTATACAAACAATGGTATTCTTGATGTGAATTTTATATATGATATCTTCACACCTCTATTATTGGGTAAAGATATAGAGCCTACTGTTACTATGATGGAATTCTACACATTAACAAATAAAGCCCTCTATTTTTATGCAACTGATCTGAATACATTCGAAATTATTGAGTTGTCTCACGAAATCTACCCAAATATGAAATTATTGGATTGTATATATGCGTCGTCGTGTTTACCGGTTTTATGTCGTCCATTAAAAATTGAAAATACATATTTAATGGATGGAATGTTCTGTAATTATCCTATAACCAAATGTTTCGGTAAGAATAAATTAATGGAAGAAACACTTGGAATAATAAACAATAATGTTTATCTTTCATCAAAGGAAGATTTTGGCTCTATGAATATAACATCTTATTTATCATCTATAATCAATAAATTAATTATTAACTATCAAAAATACGATACAGAATTATGTAAACCAAAATACGAATTTAAAGTCACATTGTATTCAAATGATATTTATGAAATATTCAATGCAGCAAGTAATCCAGAAAATAGGAAGAAGTTAATTGAAGATGGTAAAAAAGACGCGACTGAATACATCAACCTTATTTTTGAAAGTCATAATGAACAAATTGTTCAAGATTCTCGGGAGTGATTTTAGCATCAAACTCGTACATCTGGTCGCCAAATTGGATCTTGATGGTAGGATAAGACTTAATATCAAATCGGTCAATCATATTTGCGGTTTCGGGTGCCTCGGCATTTGTGCAATCCACGCTTACCACTTTTAGTTTGTTTCCATTTACCGTTTTGCCGTCATAATTGTTTTTGAAATCCGCCCAAACAGGCTTGGCCTTTTTACAATGGGGACACCAATCGGCATAAAAGAAATAAATGGTCGCGGTCTTAGGATCGGCTGCATTATAGATTTCTTCAGTCTCTTTATTAACTACAGACGAACCATATTGAGTATACATATAGTATCCGAATACCGCAAAAAATATAAATAATATAACAGATAAAATAAAGGTTTTGTATGGTGCGAAAAATTTGGAGACAACTTCAGAAAATGTAGACATTGAATATGTATGTATAAATTCTATGTATAATATAATTTACACAAATTTACGGGTTTCCTAAATTATATCCAAACACAATATGTATATAATTTATATATGACGCGAAAAAATCAACCCGATTTAGCCTTTCTGACCGACAATGTTTTTACAGAAAGTGAATACAACAGTAATGACGGAATGCTTACTACTGTATGGGGGCCGAGTCAGTGGCACGTTCTCCACACAATGAGCTTCAATTATCCAGTCAATCCTACCACAAAAGACAAGCAAAATTACCGAAACTATATTCTAAGTCTCAAAAATGTATTGCCTTGCGGTAAATGTAGGGAAAATTTGAAGAAAAATTTCAAAAAGTTGCCCCTTAAGATGGAGCATATGAAAAATAGACACACATTTTCCAAATATATATATGACCTCCACGAATTAGTAAATAAAATGCTTAACAAGGAATCGGGACTCACATATGAAAAAGTAAGAAACACATATGAGAATTTTAGATCGCGATGTATTGCTACGATTAAAGAGAAAGAAAAAATACAAAGAATGTTAAATAAGACGGTGAAAAAAGAAAGCGGCTGTACAAGACCTCTATATGGGAAAAAGGCAAAATGTATATTGAGAATCGTTCCACAAGAAGACCGTCAACCAACATTTAAAGTGGATACACAATGTGTGAAGAAACTTATCTAGAAGTTACACGCACGCATTTAGCATCGGCACAATTTTGTGTATGCTCAATATATAATGTCGGCAAGATTAAATATGAATGAAATTAGACCCATCGCTTGGAAGGGTCAGACATTTAACCAAGTGATGTCTGGAATTAAAATGAATAAAAAAACATTATCATCATCCAATAATAGCAATCTATTTCTACCGCAACCGATGGAACATTACCGTCGTGAAATCGCCAGTGTAGATGCCGATAAATGCAGTCGTGCAAGTATGAGTGTTGATGTGCTGCTTCAACCTGGAGGAAGTGTTATTAATAGTGATGCTACAAATGCAAATACGGTTGGTGTTGGAAATATGACTGTTGATTTTAATCTTACAAATAATAAGACCGAAAACCCTCCGGCGTGCTTTGGAATGCAATCTGATAGAGCAAATGATGCTCGTCGCCGAGTACGCAGTGCCGGAATGATTAGAAAAAAATTCAATGTCGCGGCCAATAACGATACTTATTATACATCTACCAACCAATATTTAGTAAATCGTAATCGCACAATTAAACAAAATGAATATGTTCATTACCGTGTTGGTGACCGCACTCTTATTCCAGGTGCGCCCGGCAGCAGCGCCAATATTTATACGCCAAACGGAATTAATCATTGTGCTGAAGTTTTAATATCCATCACAAGTGGTAATAATACATTTAGTTATGTGTGGTTAAATGGCGAAGAAATTACGGTTACCATTCCTGGAGGTAATTATAATATTGAGGAGCTGATGCAATTTTTCAGAACTGTTTTGATTGCAAACAAACATTATATTATTGATACCATAACAAATACGATTGTTCATTTGTTTAATTTTGTGTATGATACTACAACAAACCGTATACAAATCCAATGTTTCGCCGCTGATCAAAATATTTTCCCTTATCCTCGATATGAACGACCTGAAAATGTTATTGATACTGATGATTGGGTAATACCTGTAGAATATACATTAGTTCCAAATATTCGCATTTTGTCGAATGGATTCCAAAATGTTTTGGGATTTGAGCCGGGACTTTACCCGTCTGCTCTTATTGAATTGAATACATTACAACAGCCACCAGAAGCAGATTGTGCAGATGAAAACATTTATTACGGCACAAATTGGAATCTTGCTGGATATAATAGCTATGGAGCCACTCACGGCGGCAACCAATTCTTTACCGGAAGTGTAAATCCTCAAATATCCCAGCCCTACGTACCTCTATATTACAAGCCCAGCAATAGCAAATTCGCTACCCAGGGTGGCGTTGATTCCGGATCTCGTTTAGCACGTCTTAAATATGATACGATAACAAGTTCTGCGAATTCATATAGATCTGCATTCGGAAATCAAACTGCTAATTCGCTTGCGTATGGAGTTCCTAACCCCGGTCCTACCAATAATTTAAAAGACAAAATGGGGTATCCAAATACTTGCAGTCCCGTTATTAATCCTATAAGCGGTGTTATTAGTAAATGTAAAACAACTCGTATTGGATGGTAAAACACATTAGATGGTAAAACACATTAGATGGTAAAACACATTAGACGGTAAAACACATTGGACAGCGAATAACATTATAAAATAATATAAAAATCTGAATATTATTATTTTATAACTATGAGCTCTTTCACACCCAACTTTCTATTAAATATGTATCCTCGTTATATGCATCTTCGTCTATATGTTGATGAAAACCCCGAATTATTTAATAGATATTCGAACGAAATTCATGCACGAAACCAGAAGATGATGCAGAATCCTAACCATATTGATGCCGGATTTGATTTATTTGTGCCTTTCAGAAAACAATGCGACGCAAACCGAGTTATTAATGAAAAATACGCACCTGCTGGTCAAGAATTGACGCAGAACCCTGTATGCAATAAATTCGATTTTGGAGTTAAGTGTGCAGCAACCGTGGTAGAACGCAATAGTGAACCTTATAATACCGGTTATTATTTACACCCGCGATCAAGTGTTTCAAAGACGCCCTTACGCCTTGCAAATAGCACCGGTATTATTGATTCGGGATATAGAGGGAATATTATTGGAATGTTTGATTGCGATTCGCCCGGATTTACTGTGGAGCAATATGATAGGATTTCGCAAATTTGTGCGCCTTCGTTAATGCCGATTTTTGTTGAATTGGTGAATTCATTTGATGAGCTTGGTGAGCAAACTGTTAGAGGTGGCGGCGGGTTTGGTTCAACTGGACGTTAAAGTCTTTTCCATTTTCACACCATTTTACAATAGTATCGCGTATTTTTTTTACAATAGACATAGAAACAAACATTACAGGGGGCGCAATGTAACCAATAATTACAGCTGATGCAAGATCCATTATATATAATTATATTTACCGTATAATTATATTTACCGTATAATTATATTTACCTTGTAAGTATATTTAGAAAAAAGATATAATTACAAAATAATTATTAATATTATAATGTCGTCTTTTTCTTCATTCCCAAACAAAACCGGATATTTAGAAATGGTTATTGGTCCAATGTTTTCAGGTAAGACAACGTGGTTAATTGAGAAATACAAGTCTTATACCTATATTGGTAAAAAGGTATTGGTCATCAACTATTCCGCAGATATACGATATTCAACAACAATGTTATCGTCGCACGATCGCATCGAAATCCCGTGTGTATTTTCGAGTCTAATATGCGACGATAGTGATGTATGGAATGCAGTTAAAGACGCCGATGTTATCTTGATAAATGAAGGACAATTTTTCTCAGATCTTGTATTATCAGTTAGGATGATGGTAGACACAATGAATAAACACGTATTTATTAGTGGTCTTGATGGCGATTTCAGAAGGGAAAAGTTCGGCGATATTCTGGATTTAATCCCAATTTGCGACAAAGTAGAAAAACTCTCTGCATTATGCGCAATATGTCGAAATGGAACCCCGGCGATTTTTTCCAAGCGTCTCACAGACGAGTCGAATCAAGTTGTTATTGGAAGCGATAATTATAAACCTCTATGTCGCAATTGTTATTTGTCTGTATAACAACATACATTATATGTATCTATAATATATAATGTCCGAAATTATAGTAGATCTTGATAAAGTTCCAGCTGAACCCCAAACAAGTATGTTAGATGACCAGGATTTTAAACAGAAACTTGGTATGTCTGTCACCATTATTGTTGAATTGTATCGTGTTTTGGTGGCGTCATTTCTTATTTTGTTTGTTCCGCAATTATGCGATGACCACGTATGCTCTTTTGAGGAGAATGCTCAAACAGGCGATGATCCTCTATACAATGCCGGTTTCGTGATGAACTGCATTACATTGGCCTCATTTGTTGTGATGTATTATGCCGAATCGGGCAGAGAACGTAAATTGATAGCATATATGGATGTGAATACAAAAGTGCCTTCAGATAATGAAAGTGTAGGAAATTTACTAGTAAGTCTTCCCGAAAGTAAACGCGACACAATTCTCTATTTTGATAAGTTGTATTGCCGTACTGCGTATGCTGCACTTGTCTGTTTTATCACAAATACTATTTTGTCTGGATTTGTTGTATATAAATATTATTTAGATGATCAGACAACAACAACATTTATCACATCTGTTTTGTTTATGATTCAGAAATTAGCAGACGTATATGCGACAGTTAATACGGAACAAAACATTTTTTATTCAGCTTATCTTAGAGGCAAAGTCCAATATAATGATGTTGATAAAGACAAGAAAATAGAAAAAACTATTGAATTGACTGACCAAAAGGCCGTATAAAATATTTGCTTATATTATATTATGTCCAAGTCTAATGCTAAGTCTAAAAAAACTGGTAGAAGATTTGTCGGAAAACCAAAAACAGAACTAGAACCAGATCTTTTAACAGCTGAACAAACAGAAAAAAAACAAGAAGCAATTGAAGACTTTGAAAAAGATATGAGTGATTTATTTGAAGATTTTCTGAATAGTCCGCCATCATCACCGGAGCCTCTAACATTAGATGATCTTAGACCTCCATCGCCTGAAATGCAGGTATCATCACCGGTCATTCAGCAAATTCCTGCTCCTCTTACTTTTCTTCCTGAAAGTCGATTACAACCAAATATTACACAAAGACGCAAATCGAAGAGCCACAAATCGAAAAGCCACAGATCTATTAGAGTTATACCCGAAGAAAAATATATATCTATTCTTATAATTGGACACGGAAGCGTAATAGGTAGTGAAGAACTATTTTTTAGATCAAAACCAGATTGTGTAACAAAGTATATTGTGCCTTTTGGAAATAATGTATATTTGAGTCCATATACAGATAATAGAGGTTTGGATGTGCTTGGAAATGAATTAGATTTTACTGATGCTACCAAAGAAGAGTTTACAGAATATATGAATAATCTGAGTGATGCTGTTATTAATAATATATATGATCAAAAAAGAAAAACCATAATTAACAATGAACCTATTGACTATGCAAGAGTAAAAACAGTTAATTCTGTAATGCAATTAAATAAATTATATACTTTTTATGATGATGATCCAAATGATGTTAATGATCCATTTAACACATATGGCGTTTATATTTTGCAAAATAATATGGGTATACCCATTAAAACCAAAATTAGAAATTTATTACAACCAAATTCATCATATAAAGAAATTATTAGAGCAATTACTAAAAATTACGATCTTGGTGAAAAATCATTGATTTATACCATAGATACAACTTGCAATCCTGTTTTATATGAAGGTCAAAAACAATCAGCACAAGCCCCCAGGATGTTACGAGCAAATGCGCGTGAAATCGATAGTTTAGTTGATGGTGTTATTAGAGGTAATCCCAATACTAAATTGATACTGCCTTTTTTATATCGTCTCAATGGCGGAGCAAAAAGAAAGTATACTCGAAAAATTAAAAAATAATGTTATAGTATATACTATTTGTTTATACTATGAGCAGAGCGTATAAAACGAGTCGAAAGAGTGTAAGTAAGCCGAAATCATCACCTTTTTTTACAAGTCGCGAAAGACAAAAAATACAAATAAAAAACAAAGATTTGGAAAAGGAAATGGGCGAAATATTTGAAGATTATTTAATTACTCCACCCCAAACACAATCTTCGCTAAGCATATCTTCAGAAAAATCGCTAAGCATATCTTCACAAAAATGTATATCAATTCTCATAATCGGACACGGAAGCGTGATCGGCAATAAAAAACTTGTTTTTGCATCAAGACCACTGTGTCTAACAAAATATATTGTACCATTTGGAAATATAGCTTTTCTAAGTAATAACATAGATAGAAATGGTTTAAATGCGCTTGGTGATGAAACCACTTTTACTTATACAACTAAAGAAGAGTTTAAACAACATATGGATGATTTTACTGGTGGTATTATCGATACCATATATGAACAGAAAAGAAGAACAATCAAACATAACCAACCGATTTCATATGAAAGAGTAAAAACCGTTTATTCAACACTGCAATTGAATAAATCATATGATTTCTTTGATAATAATGAAGACGAGTATTATACAAAACAGAACAATACATATGGTGTTTATATTTTGCAAAATAATATGGGTATACCTAATAAAACCAAGATTTTGGATAGAATTGATCCGACTACAACATACGAATCAATTATTAACACGCTTATGGATATATATGGACTTGATGATACATCATTGATTTATACCATAGACACAACTTGTAATGCGGTTTTATATGATGATGAAAAAGAATCAAAACAAGCACCTCGGATGATACGCGCGTCGGCACGCGAATTAGATAATATTATTGATGGAATAAATAAAGGTAGTATAAATAAAAATAATCTACATATTTACGTAGACACTGAATTTTTTGATCGTATTCTTGGTGGGAAGAAAACACGCAAAAATCGTCGCAAAACATAAAATTGATTTATTCACAATAATTATATTGTAAATAAAAATTCAAACAAATGGATATATTAGACAGAATAAACAACTTACCACCGTGTTTAAAAACACACCTATATAGAGAGTATGTATTACCGGAAATTATCAGAAGACAAATGTTATTATGGGAAATAAACATGCGCATTGATGCATTACTCAAAAAAAACATCTATCTAACTAAAACTATTAATATTATCTAAAATAAAATAATC